ACAGCAAAAAATCGCTCAAAAAAAGGCACCAACAGACTTAGAAAAACAAAAGCAAATAGATACATATAATAAAAACAGAGAGACTGCAAAAGAAAAGTTTAAAGAAATACAAGAGAGACCAGTTTCCAGAAGAACAAGAAGTCAAACAAAGCAAAATAGAGAAGAACTCAAAAAATTAGAACGTTATGTTTATTAAATATTCATTTCCATAGAATAACGAACAAGTAAAGTAAATACTAAAGCATGTAATAAATATCCTAATACTGTAGGACACCCACTTTTATCTGATATTTTTCCTATTAAATTACCTAATATACTTTGTGTTAATCTAAATATTATTGGGTTAAATAAAATAACTACTAAAAATGTTCCTATTAAAGAAAACTTCCATTTTTCTAAATTATTTGGTTCTAATTCTTCTCTACACTTTTCACAATTAATTTTTTCTGTTTTGTAAAAAGACGACATTATATAATATTATAGAATAATAATATATAATTATTTATATTTAAGGTTTAACTTTATATGTTGATTTATATATTTCTAATACTTTTAATGGTGGGTTACCACTTCCGTAATCACTGGGTCCATAATATTCCTTTGTAAAAAAATTAGGTTTATTTATAAATCTTATAATATAGCCTAAATAACCATCATTATATTCATAACGTATAATAACAAATGATATTGTATATGTCATATTTGTATTATCATCATGAATCTTTAAAATATATATATCTCCAACTAATTTACTATAACAATTAAAATCGGTACCCATATTATCTGTATAATAACATTTTGTTATAGAATCAAAATGACTATCATTATTATTAAATGCATATAAATTTTGTATATAATCTAGATAAACAACTTCATCTGAGTTGTATATACCAAGAACAACTGGATTATTTTTTTTTTCTAGTGTATCTTGACTATATATTAATTCAAATTTCGATGGATGTCTAATATTTTTATGATTCACTCCACATAATATTTTATTTTTACTTACTCCATCTGCAGTAGAAGCAAACATGTATGAACGTCCTGGAATACCTCCCGCTCCTACACCCCCTAATTGATTCATGCAAAATACAACATGTCTGTTACATGCACAGACAACATTGCGATTTCTAAATGCAACATGAGCAGTTGTATTTAAATTAGTAGATGAAGCAATACCTTGTTTTTTCGTTCCGCCACCTTGATTAACATTGATAATTCTATCAACATGTCTAATAGCTCTAATATTTGACATTTATATATATCCTAAATATTTTTTATTTTTATATTGTATTATAAATTCTATGTAAAATTTTTATAGTATGGTATTTTATATTTTATACACCATTGAACACATTTTTGTATATTATTATTCTTAATATTTTCTAATTTATCATCTTTACTATTATTATTAATTAAATTTATTGTAGAAATAATGTTTTCTATTTGTTGTTGTCCAATAATAGCATTATATTCTTCTAATTTATTTAAAAAGAAATAAGGTATTTCTAAATTTAATATTCTTTTCAAAAAATTTTCATTATTATTAATTTCGGAATAATTTTCTATTATTTTATTTAAAATATTTTTAACATTTATTGATTTAAATTTCTTACAAACAATATATTTTTCTGAATTAGCATATCGACTAGTAAATGGTTTAACAATATAAATTTTTTCATAACATAATGATAATAAATAAATTAAATCTACAGATGCTTCAGTAAATAAATCAAAAAATTTTAAAATAAATATACCACCTTCTTTTTGCATTGAAATAGCAAAGCATATTTGATATAAAATCAATTTAGTTGATACAATTTCTTGTTTATTAAAATCAACAGAAAAATCAAATCCACCATCGCCAGTTATAATATCAATTGAATTTTTGTATTTTTCATAACAATATTTTAAATTTTCAACATCAGATAAATCACCATTTTTATTTATACCATACTCTATTTTAACATTTTGATTTTTATTTAAAAAATAGTGGCTTTTTTTCCATCCAGGAATATTAACATCATCATTTATTAAAGTCATTCCATAATAAATATCATTTGTATTATTTCTCAACCACGATAAAGCTTCTATAAATCCACCTGGACCTTCTGCTAAATGAAAACTTGTAATATTTGGTATTGTAATATCATTCAATATATCTAATAAATAAAAAATTTCTATTAATTTAAAAAATGATCTAGATAATGGTTTTAGTTTAGATACAGAAGTTTTATAATATGGAATTATACTATGTATATATTCATAAGGATTTGTATATTTTTTAAACGAATCCCACTCTGAATAATATATATCTATTTGTTTTTTAGCATAATTAATATAATTATGTAATGATTTATTTATATAAATATCAATATTATCTACATCATTTGTATATGTAAATGAAAGATTATCTATATTTGCTGTATTACTATTACTTGGTAATAAATAAAAACTCATATGCTAATTATATAAATAAATTTATATTTATATAATTTTCCAATTAAAGGTTATAAATTATGATTCTAATTTTAATTTTTTAATTTTTTTTGGTTTAGTTTTTTTTTCTTCCTTCTGTATTTCTTTATTTGTTTCTTCAATTACTTTTTTAGATTTTAAACTTTCAACAAATTCTTCTTTTTTTTCTTCTGGAGTTTCTTTTGTTAAAATATTATTAGCATCAACAACGTCAATATTTCTAACTTTTTTATAAATAAAATAGTTATTAATAAAAGATACTATTTTTTCTTCATCACTCATTTTCAAAGCGTTACCATAATTATTTTTTCTTCGTGGATTTCTCTCAATTTCTTCTAACATTTTGTTATATAAAATTTCAAATGAACCAACAGATGATGGAAAATTAATTCTTTTCAATTCATCATCTGTTAATTTGGTAAATCCATAATCTTCCATTAATTGATCTAAATAATCAAAATTTACTAGATATTCTTTAAAAACTTTATTAATAGATTCTTGATAAACTTCAATACCATAACCAATACAACTTATATTATTATCAAAAGTTCCTCTATCATATTTTTTTGTAATTTCAGTAATTTTTTTATCATCTTTCATAAGAGTATAGCTTTCATTTTCTTTTACATCTTTAAGTAAATCAAATATTTTTTTACCATCAAAACATGTTCCTATTACAATTCCATTTATTGCAGTGCATTGAGATAAATTAGTTAAGAAATTTTGTAATGTATTATTATTTTCAAACATATAATGTAGAGCAAATTGTATTGAGCTTACATTAAATCCACCTTCTCCTTTTCCATAAATATTATATACACCTTTACCTAATAATTTCTCATCTTTTGGTCCATTTCCAAAAACAGCTTCTGTAATTTGTTTGCCTTTATCTGTAAATTGTGCATCTAATTTACGAATATTTAATCCGGCGTTGCCTTGAATAAACATTACTTTTGGTAAAACCTTAAATTTTTTCTTGTAATTAATATAACGAGCACAAGCTCCATCTAATTTGTTTTCAATATTATCTCTTGAAATATCTAATCCAAATACAAATGAAAGATTCGCATAAATCCATTTCGGTAAATCGCCACCTTTTCCCATAGCATAATCTATTAATGTGTCTCCTTTTTTTGAAATAGAATTTACTAATATGTTTTTTACATATAAGTTGTGAAAATCGCGCAATGGTCTAGTAATAGAAACACCCTCTACTTTATTATAATAAATATCATCATCTCCTAATTCATTTTCAATATTTTTGCCAGTAGATATCATTTTTTCCGTAATAGGATTATGAATACTATGCCAATTACTATTTGCCACATGATATGCGTTACCAAAATTCTTATTTCCAGCTCTAAAATCAGCTGTTTTATCATAACGAACTCTTAATGGAACCCATCTCCATTGTTTTTCTTTTGTAATATCATATCTAAATTCAACAATCATATTATCTTCAATAATTTCATTTTCTTCTGTAAACATTTGTTTTACATTTAAATTATCATATGATAGTAAAACATTACAAATACCAGCATCATTATCATAAGGATTAGTTGGAAAGAATTGAACAGGTTTATATGAATCTTCATCATCTATATTTGAATTACTTGGAAATACATCTTCAATTATATTAACACATGGATTTATGTAACCATGTTTTTTAATATCAAAACCCACACGTAAAATTAATGTTTTGTATTGATTAATTTGATCATTAGTTAAAACATTTGTTCCTGATTGGAAAATATTACCTATAAATTCTTGACCATTTGGCATTTTCTTTGTTGTAACTAAAAAGTCAATTGTATTATATATGGCTGGTTTCCATTTAAATGAATAATCCCAAGTAATCTTATGTGATTTTGCTTCTTCTCCAATTTTATCACTTCCAACACCTTTATCCATTGGGGTAAAAATTAATCCATCAGTATTATATTCATAAAAATCATTATTTACTTGAGATAATATTGTATTACATCCTACAAATATAGATTGTTTTTCACTTTCAGAATAGAATTTCTTATTTTCTATTCTAATAGGTGGTAAACTATTTTTACTTCCAAATAAAATCGGTTCTAACCCTTTTAAAAATTTATTTAATAATGGTAATCTAAAATTTGTTTGAATATCTTCAATTGTAAGTGGAGTAAAACCCAAGCTTCTAACATCTTTATTATTAATAAAATAAATATCAAATGCTGCATATAAATTAATAAATTGACCTTTCTTATTATATAAAATATGTTCTCCATCTAAAATACTTTCATATAAATCCTTGTTTTTTGTTTCCGCTCCAGTAAATTGAATATTCATATTTGTTGTAATTAAATATATTTTTCCTTTATTATTAATAAATAAGAGTTTTCTATCACCATCTGCCTTATCTGTTACAGTATACATATTTCTAATATTTGGAATTTTAGCATCATCATTTTTTTCACTAATATTATTCATTTGTAATGTATATGAACTTGGTCCAATAAAATCTCGCGTTTGAATATTTTTTTCATATTTACTATCTTTTTTAATAATCTTTAAATATTCATTCGCAACTTCATTTTGTTCATCATAAGATATAGGAAATTTTGTTTCTTGTAATCCAGAAAGAATAATTTTTACTAATTTTTTTATTTTACTATCTAATTCTTTAAAATCTGTTGAATCAGTAATTTTATCATTATCTAATTCAATTTCAATTTCATATTTTTCACTTCCATCAAAAATATTACTCTCTTTAATGTTATAAAATTTACTTTTACTTTCTTTTACAATACTTAAATCAATATTAACTGGATAATCTTCATGATTAAATGTAAATCTTTTTATTAATCTGTAAAATTTTTTTACATTTTTTAATTCGCCAATAATGCTATTTATTTCATCTGTTGATGATATTATCTCTTCATTTTGATATGATGCTCTAAAATTAAAATTATCAATATTAGCTGGATTAGTTACACTTTCATCTTCTATTAAATCTTTAGTCATAAAACTAATGTCTGTATATATATTACCATTTTCATCAATAATATTATTACTTTGACAATATTTTTGTATATTAGTTAAGCCATTTATTTGAATGCGTAATTTTTTATCTGACAAATCAGGAATTATATTCAAATAATGTCTACCAACATCATCAAATGTAAAATTCATTGATTTTAGTATTTTAATAACATTATCGTAATTAATT